AACCTGTACCTATTGTACCACCACCAGAACCTTGTGTATCTTCTACTTGTCCACCTGCAGGAGCAGGGGGTTGTCCTTGTTGTGGAGGTGGAGCAGGAGGTGGATTCTGTTCTTGAAACTTCTTGAGTATCTCTGCCTGTACAGCAGCTTGGCTCATAGAGTTAGCTACCTTATCAGGATCAAGATCCATACTCTTTGCAATCTCTCTAACAATAAAGTCCATTCTGGCAAAAGGAGCAAGAGCAGGATTAGATACTGTCTGCATGAACTGCATAAGTCTCTGACTTCTAACTTCATTAGCCATCAAGCTTTCTGTACCTTGAGCTTTAACTTCAAGATCACCCTTAATCTCTGGGTCAAAATCAAACTGCATATTAAAACTAAAAAATGCCTTACCCAAAGGTCCTAACAAGTAATCGTCAAAGTTTTTGATGACGTTACGAATAGAACCATTTGCTGCATTCATCAACATAGAAATACCAGATGCAGTTCTACCTACACCTGTTACACCAGTTTGACCATGAGCAAACGAAGGAAAGCCTGTACTTTCATCTGCAAGCACTCTGGCTTTGTCAAACATCTGCATATTTTCTTGTGATACATTAGGAAATTTTGTGCCAAAGATAGCTTGTCCCGGCGCACCACCTTGTCTACGAAAGACTTTTCCGGGATGCACACTAAGATCCTGTCCGGGAACTAAGTTAGTTTCATCTATCTCAATCAATAGATTACCAGACAAAGCACCATTATCTACAGACATTCTCATAAAACCATTCATCAATGTCTGTGTATCGTCCATGTTTTCTGCAATACCTACACCAAACATAGTGTATGGGTTCATCTCGTATGGAGTAACATAGTAAGGTATATAGGCAGGAGTAAATGGGTTCATAAC